AAGATTATGTCCCGACATCCACTGCTATAGCACATCACTGCAACAAGGTACGTTCTCTATCTTTACAACGTAAGTTTATAGGTGAGATGACTGGCTATCTTGATCAGGCACATAAGATTACAGATGATCCATCACCGTTGCTTGAAGAAGTATACGGATCTGTATTCAGTATAATGAATCAGATAGATAACAAGTCAGTGGACAAGGATGTATACACACCAAAGGATATGGCAGAGCGTGGGTTTCTGGATGCGAAGAAAAGGTTCCAAGATCCAGATGCACACACAGGATTGAAGACAGGTATCCCTACACTTGATGAACATATCAAGTCGCTTAAGGATCTGAATGTTATAGCTGCTTCTACTGGTGTAGGTAAGACAGGGCTTTCATTAAACATAGCTCTTAACTTAGCGTTGAAGAAAGTCCCAGTGTTATATGTTAACCTTGAGATGAACATTGATCAGATGTTGTGTCGAGTACTTGCTAACTTATCAGGTGTAACCGTAGATGAAATAGAGATTGGTAAGTATGAAGATGATTCAAGCTTTGCTAATGTTGCAAGCATAGCCAAGAAGCTTGAGCAGTCAACACTGTACATGACACACAATAAGCCTAAGAACATTAGTAAGGTTATAAGTTTGATCAATAAATATCAGAGTAAGTATGGCATAGAGGTAGTGATCATAGATTACATCGGTCACATAGAACCAGATAAGCTGTCATACAAGGAGAACAACAGGCGTATATCTCTTGGGCGTTACAATCAGGCTATCAAGAATGCTTGCACCAAGCTTGACATCAAGGCAATCGTGATAGCACAGCTCAACAGGGACGGTGATAAAGATCCAGACTTGGTTAACGTAGGTGAGTGTTGGCAGTTGGCTCAGGATGCAGACATATTTATGATCCTACATTACGAGATGATTAAGAACGCTGATCCTTCAGGGCCAGCAGAGTTTGAACAATATTATATTAAGCTTGCTAAGAACAGGAATGGTGTATCACCAAGAACAATACATGTTAATTATAACAAGACGACACAAACTATAACGGAGGCTGACAATGGATTACGAAAAGGAAGCGTCAAAGGTTCTGGATTCAAAGGGCCACAAACCTTCACGTCCTCAAGTTCTCTCTTTGATGGGTGACATAGTTAATAATCTTTATGATGAGATTTATAATGACACCAAGGAAAATAACCCAGACCTTTCTAGTATAGAGAAGCAGAGAAAGGCGTTGGACTTTACGTTCAAGAAACTGTCAGTAATCAAGATGGATGAATGGCGTAAGTCCTTTGAAACAAATGGCTACGTGAAGATGTTTTCTCCTATTCTATCTGAGTACTTTTACTTGTGTCGTGATGAGATCTTTGATAGTATTAAGGATAAGTTTGAAGAAGTTGTGTACAAGGCATCTGAACTACCTGCTCTTAAAGAACTTGAAACGGAGGACATACAATGTCTGCACATGGGGAAGAAGGTAATGAGGGGAAGTATACTACTCTAAAGGCAATCATTACTAATCTTGAGTACATACTCAAAGAGCATTGCGAAAAGATTAAACTTATAGAAAGTCATCTCTTGTTCACGAAAGAACAACTTGATGAGGATACTTATTCTACTGTTGGGAAGGTAGAAATTGTCACAGAAGAAACAAAAAAAGAATTCAAACAAATAGATTAATATAACTCCTGTCTCTAATTCTATAACAGTTCACCCCTTGATGGATTATAGATCATAATTCAACCGGGTGACCTAATGGTTTGGGACTTAAAAAAACATACCAGCGTGGAAGCGTTAGAGTATAGATAACTATATCTTGTGTCAGCTTTGACAACGGAGACAGGAGTTTTCTTTTCTTATGTTACTAATAGAAATAGTATTATCTAGTATTACATTGGTAAGCATATGGGCTATCACCAACCATCATCACAGTTGGGGTGTTCCTCTTGCATTTTTTACCCAAGTATTTTGGGTGTGGATGTGGATTCATACAGGACAACTTGGCATCATCCTTATTGACGCAGGGATGCTGTGGATTTATGGATGCCACTTATATAAACGATGGGCTAGTCTGTCTGTCTATAGGAGATGGAAACGTAATGAAAGAAATATGTAGTCTGTGCCACCAAGAAACAACACCCATTGATGTGCATGGACATATCCAATGTGAAAAATGTCATGGTAACTACTCACCTTGTTGTTCAGGAGAAACAAATTATGAGCAGGGCAAGCAGACAGAAGGGACAACGAGGAGAGAGGGAGATATGCAAGCTACTAGCTGAGAAGCTGGGGGGTGAGTACAAGCGTAATCTCATGCAGACCCAAGAAGGTGGCTATGATGTATTGGGTCTGGATGGGTACGCTATAGAAGTTAAGTTCCAAGAGAAGTTACAGATAGAGAAGTGGTGGGAGCAAACAGTTGAACAGGCATCGGCAGAAAGATTGCCTGTTTTATTTTTTAGACGTAGCAGAGAGCCTTGGCGTGTCGTAGTACCGCATGATTATTGGTATACGAAAAACAATAGGGTGTTCCCTGTAGAAAAACGATCTACTATTTATTATTCAGTAATACCAGTAGATGATTTCATGGAGCAAGTCAATGAAGACACCAGACCTAAGACATAAACTTGAACAACCTGATGAATGTATTGAATGGTTAGGTAAGGAGCTAACAAAGATTGGTGGTAAAAAAACTAAGGCATATAAATGTTGGCAGGAAATGTTAATGTATATTGCTTACTGTGGGAAAAGAATGGAGAAAGACAATGACAATATTGTACGACTTAAAGAGGTGGTTCAACAACAACATGAAGATAACAAGAATAGGAAGGGAAAAGGTAGAGACAATGAAAAGTAATGAAGTTGTATCATGGGACTTTACATACTTTACTCCAAGCGAACTATCATGTAAGTGTGATAAGTGTACACCATATGGTGAGCTAGGTGTAAGCTTCAAGTTAGTAGAAAAGCTAGAGCAATTAAGGAAGTTATACAAGTTGCCAATAAAAATTAACAGTGGCTTTAGATGTAAGGATCACCCCCTAACGATATCACGCCCTGAGTCCAAGGGAATCAGTAGTCATGCCAAAGGTTTAGCTGCGGATATCTCTGCAAGAACTAGCAGAGAAAGATATGCATTGGTACAACTAATAATGAAACATGATTTGTTCTCCCGAATAGGTGTGTCTGGTAAGGATGGTTTTATCCACGTTGATATAGATAGAGATAAATCTGATCAGCTTATTTGGGTTTACTAAATGACCTCCGTTACAATATCCCCAAAGAATGTCCCACCGTTCGCTGAAGATAAGCCTACTATCTTCTTAGCCATAGGAACAGCCGCAGTGTAGGCGTTTTCAAACTCAGGTTGGAAGGCACACTCGTCCGAAATCACAAGACTAGCTGTATGAGATCGGATGATGTGTCCCCCTTCTGGTATCCCCCAGACAATACTTCCATTAGCAAATCTCATCTTAGCGTAACTGCAATCCACAGGATTCATTTCTTTAACCCACGTGGGAAGGTGATGATACACAAATGACATGCGAGAGTTCTCTGGTTTCTTGTCATATACCAGCGATGCTGCATCTTCTTCCTTCTTACTCTGTATAAATATAGATTGATGTGGAAAGAACAAAGCTAACCATAATGCATACAGTACCATTACCCAAGACATACGTATCTGTCTGCTCTTTGGTATGAATACTCTATCTGATTCATGAACAACATTGATAACTTCTTTAAGATAATCTTTAGGTGGGAACGCTTTAACTGGCGTATCGCTGTCATGCTCATCCTTGGTCATGACAATACCGCTAAAGATAAAGTTATTCGGGTGTGCTATCCAATGCCTCAGCAATAGGAGTTTGTGTAATTCCCCCAAGGAGTCCGATGATAGCCGACTCAATCCCCTTTTGACTGAGTCCTTGCTCAGTCCCGATAACTCCAGCGACTGCATGTTTAGTTGGTTTGTCATATCCAAGCATATCTCTTAATGATTTTAAGGCATCCATCTTGTTGTAGAACTTTAACTTAACTAGGTTCTTTCCGTTAGCTCCCTTACCAGAACGAGCTTCTTCTATCTCAGCGATAGGACGCATGTCAATAGAATATGATTTGCTTACTTCAATGCCACCATCTTGTGTAAACTTATAATAATTGGCTGGGTCAAGGAATGCTATGCGTGCATATTCCTGAGCAACCTTATCGACATTGACATTGACAGCTTCCTCAACTTCTTTCCTTCTTTCATCTAACCTAGCAAGAAACTTCTTATCTTTCATCAGGGCAGGCACACGCTTCTCCAATGATTTGACAGCATAACCTGCCAACATTGCAGACCTGTACTTGCTTTGGTTAGGGTGCAACAAGAGTAGGTTAATAAACTTATCCTGCTTCTCGTAATGCTTCCCTATATTCTCACCTTCTTCTATTATCTTTGACATGTTTCTCCTTACGAATAACCATCCCTCATCTTGGGTGTCCTAACTACAGATGCTTGAGACTTCTTACGATTGTCATAATACTCAAGCAGTCTTACAATGCAGTCACGAGCAGGTGGATAATTAGATTTAATAGCCTCTGAACATACCCCCCATATCTTGAGCTGTGCATCCTCGTCATTCTTCTTGGTTCTTGCGAACCATTCCCTTAGCATAACGGAATTATTATTCCTCTTCTTCTCGTCCTCAAAGATAACCCTGATACGTAAATCTTTTCTTATTCTATTTCTTAATGATTCATCAGAACATACAAAGATTAATCTCTCCACCTTGTTCTCATGAAGAAACTCCCTTATGTCATTGATGAAGTCTTCTGACAACCTTCCAATAATCTCATCGAATATATGATACTCTGGATCTTCACTCCACTCATTCCTGTCAGCATCATACGTCCTTGGCAACTTGGCAGACACAACACAGTACGCCTGTGGATTGTCATCGTTGCCTAAGAACAGGCTACCAGTGACCATGTCACATGGATGCCATGCGTTCTTTAGCTTCAAAGACAAACCTCCTTGGGTGTAGTCTATGTTAGTACTTGCTGTCGCTATCGCCATGTGGATTATTCATCCTTCCATCATAGTCCATCTTTGATGAGTCAGACATGTCAATGATATTGCCTACCAAACCATTGATACGCTTGCGTCCTGCTATGGTACATATATCAGTGATGTCTTCCTCTGGTTTCATTACTTTAATCTTATCATAATCATCACCGTATTCGGCAAGATTCTCTTCATGTGTATTGTACTTAGGCATAACTTTTCTCCTAGTAAGTTGGTGGTTTTGGTCTTCGTTTCTTGTTATACATACTGTCTCCTTTAGTTAACGATATGTTTGTTTATATCAAAGCTGTCTACCTTCTCAGCCATCCAGTTAGTGGATAGCATCTTGAATACATACTTAGCAGCATCAATGGTGTGGTTGTTCTTGTCCATCATTGTTTCCTTGACATTCTTGTGTTGCCCTGTAGCGTTAGCCCATTCAGAATACCTCCACTGTGACATCTCATCCCAATGGTTCTTGCAGTTAGCAAAGATCCTGTAACGTGGGTTACTATGAACTCCCTTCTTGTTCATCTTCCCCCACATTTGTTCATTAATTAATTCAGCAAACTCAGTATCACCACCACGTGATCCCTTGATGAAGTGTACTCCTTGTTCACTAAACAATTGTGCCATGCTTACAAGATCGGTAACTCCTGCACGCTCCTGTGTCTTAGCCCACATAGATGGATCAGCTACCATCCAGTCAAACATATCGTAATACTTATATTCTTTAATGTAATCACATGTAGCTACATAGCCTGCGTTCTTCTTATAGTACTCATGAATGCAATAATAGTCATCGTTCTTTTTATCGTATGCTATGACAACAAAAGCTGTAGTACCTCTGCCTGCATAATCAAATCCACCATAGAGTTTCCAGTTATCTGGTATCTCTTTGATAGGTGATATCAATATCCTGTCCCTGTGTTCATCCATCTGTGGAAATACAAGCTGACCACCCTGTGCGTTAAAGTCTATCTCCATTTCTCTACGCCACTTAGCTCCTACTAGACCACCAGGATATCCACGTAAAGCTTTAGCCATCCATTCTTTACCGTTAGCAGTGCTGACATTTTTGTCTTCATCAGCAGAGTAATGTACCTTGAGTACCCTTACTCCATCCTTAGTTATGTGGTCAGATATACCTTTCATTCGTCTACGCCTTCTCTATCATCACCTTCTGCAAGTGGTGGTTGCTGAGATGGTTGTCTGTCTGCCCAGTTTCTATAGTCACCACTGCGTATACTATCAAGTTCCTCATTGGTTCTAGATATCCATTGTGTTGCATCAGCCATAGTCCTTGTCTGAGAAGGGGTAATACCTCTCCTTCCCATTAATGTCTCC